AGATAACATTAATTCACGTATAAAATCATTATAATTTTCGTAAACCCAACCTGTATTTAAAGTTATAGATTGTTTTCCGTTTATATTAAAAGATTTACTTTGTCCTATAAATGGATTGTAGTTAATATCAGCTTGCATTAAATCATATTTACTACCCTGTATATCTATTTTATTTGTTTGTGCTTTAAAGAAAGTTAATTGTTGCCAACCACCTAATTTATTTACATACGTACAAATAACAGGCGTATATTTACATTCTTCAATAGCTTCTGTGTAAATTCGATATAAAACCCCATCATCTGTATTTTCTATTTCACAATAAGCAGAATTATTGTATGCTAATGGAAGTCTGTAATTAAAATAATCAGTTGAACCACCACTTAAAAAAGGATTGTAAGTAATTAAACTACCTGAAGCTGTATAATATTTAATGGTATAATCAATTCCTGTTACACGTTTACAAAGAAAATTATAATAAGGTACTCTATTATAGTATTGCAATTTATAACCTATATTGCTACCCAATAAAATATAATCTTGCCCGTCTGCAATATCTGTATTAAATCCATCTATAATATCTGTATAAGCATTTATACCAATATACAAAGTATTAGATAATAAAGTATAAGTTCCTGAAACATTTTTATATCTTTTAACACGAACAAAACACCAATCTGTATTCGCTTCAACTATTGGTGTAGATGAATAGTTTACGTATATCTGATTTATGTATTCTAAAATATAAGGTGATATATTATAATTAGTTTCTGTTTGTGTAGCAGAAGCAATATTTTCACTCATTATATAAGTAGGAGTAGTAGGTTCTGTTGTACCCTTATTCCAAATAAATAATTCTACTTTGCTACCTGTTTGCCCTGTTTCGTTTATTACTATTTCAAAAGGACTTCTTGCACTTATTACGTTCATTTTATATCTTTTAAATTATAATCTATCATTGTTTCTATATCTTGCCCAAAAGCAACCATTAAATCAGTGTCTATGTATTTTTTATATCCTGCTTCGAAAGGTTTTGTAAAAAATAAACTTGGTTTAATTCCGTTTAAAAAAATACTTCTTGCTATTGCATATTGTAAACTCTTTCTATTTTGAAATTCACCTTTTGCATTTCTTGGTGCTATTCCTTTACGAACAATCCATTTATCAAAAGCTTTCGCAGGTGGCATTTTTGTCTTATAACTATACGGAGTATTATATTTTTTAATTACCCCTGAAACACCTTTATCTTGGTAGTGTCCGTATTCTAACATTGTAAACCCTACAATAGAATAACCATTTTCTGTAACTACTTCACCATCGATAGAATTATAAAGCGCTTTAGAACTATTTTTTTGGCTTTTAGTTAAATTACTTCTTGATTGTTGTATTACGTAATCTCTAAAGCGTTTTAATGTTGCTTCAACTTCTAACATTTTGTCATCGTGTTTTGTATAGCAATATCAAAAGTAAATGTAACCCCTGCTATTTTATTTTCAAATCTTTCAGTAAAAAATTCTATTGAAGCACTATCATTTACTAATTCGTAATCTTCTGCTAATGCACCTCTACGCAATACTTCTAAAAATCTATTTGCAACTGCTAATTGAGTATTTAATACATCTTGCTCGTTATCGTTACCCAAGAATATATCTGTTACTTTATCTTTTGATTCATCTACAATATCCATACATAATATAGATATATTATACTTTAATACAGGACCATTATAAGATACTGAATTAACTATAATATGACTTAAAGGAAATATAGTTTGTTTATTTAAATCAACTTTAAATATATCACCTATTGTAACTGTATTAACAAATAAATCTTCTTGTAGTTTATTCTTAATTACTTGCGTTATTTCGTAAAATGTACTCATACTCTTTTTTTAATTAAATCTGATTCTATTTGATTTTTTTGTTTTTCAAATGTTAGAAAAGTTAAACATTGGTTAATTGGTAGTTCGGTAATTCTGTCAAATCTTGTAACATTTCCTTGAGCAAGAGCATAGATTGAACTGTACCATCCCCATCGTTTTCCAAATTGTGCTGTTGCAGAATAGTCTGTATCTCCTTGTTCTGTTCCAAATAATTCATCGTACTTTTCAATAATTCGTTGCCTAAATTGTAAAAAAAAACCGAAGCACCAAATACAACGTCTAAAGGTGCGTGTTTCATTACATCACAATAAGTAATCGAACCATTATATTTTTCTATTTCGTAAGTATTATTTAAACCTTTCTTTGTTATAGGTCTATACAATACTGCCATAACTTTGTGCATATTATCCCAATCACCAATATAAGAATCTAAATCTGTATATTCACCAAAAGTCATTTCTTCTAAATCAGGAATAAAACCAAACTCAACACCACCAAGTTTAAATCTATTTATAAATTTATGCGATTGCACATTAAACATTTTAGATAACGATTCTGTTATTTCTATAACGTCTTTATATCTAATTTCTGCAACGTCTTTTAAATCTATATTGCAAAATACCTGAACCATTTTCTGATTAAGAAATTCTAAATCTTCATTATCTTTAGCTATTTTTAAAAACGCCTGATATTGTGCTAATTTAATTTCTTTTAATTCTGTTGGTATGCTAATCTCTAATTTCATATTATTGTTTTTTATATTAATAACTATTTTATAATATTGTATTAAACAAAAAAGGTGTACATTTCTGCACACCTCTTTAACCAACTAACCTAATTAAAACAAAATCTAATCTTCTATTTCTTCTATTGCTAAATCAATTATATCATTTATTTGTTTTTGAGATAGTATTTCCCAAACATCAATACCTTGAATAGATATTATTTCATCTTCAATACAGCTTCCTGTATAATCATAATCAGAACCTTTTATATAAAATCCTGTAACCAAAAATTCTATATCGCAATATTTAACTGTTACTTTTACTTTTTTCATTTTGCTTTGTTTTAAATTACTATTCCTAAATTTCTTTTATCAATAGTTTCTATTTTATTTTCTTTATTTAAAATTCTTACAGCTACTTTTAAAGATTTAATTATTGTACCTCTAAAATATTTTTCTTCAATACCTTCTAAAAAATAAACTTTTTGTCCTACTTTGTAATCTAAATTTTTAATTGAATTTGTCATAATTTTTATTTGTTTCTTTGTTATTGTTATACAAATATAAAAACTATATTTTAATAAAAAAACATTTTATAAAACTTTAACTTTTGTTTAATGTTTTATTTTTTAAGCTAAACAACATTTACAAATGTAACAATTATGTTTTAAATATGTTACACTTTTAAATACTCTACAGCTATAGTATACATTTGTTGCATCTTCTTAATTTCACCTATATTGCGTGGTAAGTTAATACCTACCTCAACGCCTTTAACGTGGTGTATATAACATTGTATTATTGCAATCATTTGTCCGTAAGTCATTAATATATAAAATAGTTTCCTTTATTTGGATTCTCTAATTGGTGACTAACAGCATATCTTAAAGCGTCTAATAAATGATTATGATTATCTATTGGAGTGTTGCTTTTCTTTTCTAACCAACAATAGTTATTTAATTCTTTAATTAAGTTAATTGATTCAGGCGATACTATTAAATCGTAATCTTGCAAAAGTGATATTCCATAAGTAACAGAACCTTGACCTTTAATTGCAGGTACTATATTTAATCCTGATGTTTGTAGTTCTGATATTAATCTTGGTTCTGCAGAATCAGCTACTATTAAACTATCTAAACAATGTTGCTTATTTAAAGCGTATATTTGCGAAGTTGTTAATGCTTGTAAATAGTAACGCTCATTTATATAAATTCGTTTATTAGAAGTGTCTATATTGCATTCTACAAGTGTTGTTGGGTCATTACTAAAACCAAAATCTTGTCCGAATACTGATTTACCTATTTGTTTATATTCGCCTATCTTCCAATTAGTAAATATAACTCCCTCTGCTTTGTCTAACCAACCACCTAATATTTGGTGCTTATATTTTTCGGGTCTGCGTTGTTTTATATTCTCTATTTGATTTATAAATGATTCAGATAAGTTTTCTATATTGTCTAAATAAGTTGTATGTATGTAGGTAGTATCACCTTTTATTAAATTACTTCCTGCTTCTACACCTTTATCTTCAAAGAACTTCTTATAAATAAAGTGTTCTTTTGTTGCAGGGTTTAATACTAAAAGAACTCTATTGTGTATTCCTTTTGTTCTAATACTGAAGTCTATCTTCTCAAAAGTTTCTTCATCTGTTAATTCTTCTGCTTCATCGAGTACCCACGTTGTTACTCCTGCTAAAGATTTAAGAGAAGCCGTTTGTGTTCCACTGCTTGTTTTAATACCTTTAAATAAGATTTTAGACCCTGTTTTTAAATTTATTATTTCGTCTTTGGTTATATAAAAATCGTTGCTTAAATCGGCTGTTTCAATCTTATCTATAAATTCAGGGATAATAGATACAGATGCAGAAGTTAAAGTATATCTTGTGAATAATATAACGTGTCCTACTTCATAAGTTAATAGTAATAGGAAAGAGTTCAAAGAATATGATTTCCCTGAACCTCTTCCACCTGTTATTACAAAGTAACGACTTTCTGAACCTAATAGATTATATTTCTGATTTATTGCTATTCCCAACCTTGAAGATATCTTTAATATTAAAATCGTTTACGTTGTGTGTAGCTTCTATAATTTCTTTTGGTTTACCAAATATATGTTCTGCAATAAATAACTGACCTCTTTGTGATTGCATTAATGTATCTTTAACAAAAGCTATTTTAGTATCTTCTTCTGTTTCTTTAGAATATAATTCACCTAAAGCTTTTAAAAAGATATTGTTTACCTTTTGTTCTTCTACTTTTGATTTACGACCTGCGTTGGGTCTTGCACCACCTCTTGACTTTTCCATTTGAAATAAATAATGATTATTCAATTTTAAATAATAATAAATAAAATCTATTGTTGTTTAAAGATTAACTTGTATCTTCATTGTTGCACAGCTTAATTTATGTTTCCCATTTGATTGATTACAATATTCGCATACTTCCCAATAGTAATCACATTGATTATTTATAATAGGTTCTTTTACAAAAT